GATCCCAAATATGGTTGATTGGAAATAAATGTCTGAGTTAGTAAATCGTTTTCTCCAATTCTAGAAATATAAACACTATATTTTGTAGAGTTTGATGCCAAACACATACAATATTCCTTGCCACCTTCGAGATAGACTGGTGCTTTAAATACAATTGGTGTAGCAAGTGATCCATCACCAGATGTTTGAACTTGATTTGGTTCAATAACAATTTCAGAAAATGGAATAACATTTTGAGTTGGGAATCCATTTACCATCGTTCTCAATTGGAACGTTACGGGGATGTCCATATCATCTTTAGATCTAAAGAAGACATCACATCTAGTTAAGAAAACTCCAACTTCATCATCAACTAAAAATGATTGTGCAAGAGGATCATACCATCCAATAATTCCTTGTCTTTGTGTTTGTGCAATAACTCTACTATTAACAACTTGAGATCCAGTAGTTCTTGCAATTGCTCTTTCTTCAAATGTTTGTTTGTTTTCAATCCTAGCATTTCTAACTGATATAATATTTTCCTGAACAGTTTCTAAAGTTCCACTCGAAGAAAATCCTTCTTCAGCAATTGTTGATGCAAGATTTTGATCATTTAAATTATTGTTTACTAATGTAAAAGTTTTGCTTCCAGTTTCAAATCTAGGATGAATAGTTGTATTTGGATTTGGAATAAAGAAACTTCCTATTAATGTTGCTGATAAATCTGAAAGAAGTCTTACATTAGTAATAGTAGCTTGAGCACCACTTGTTTGACCAATAAGTCTCATTCCAGATTCTACATATCCACTAAAAGATCCTTGAGGTTCATTTGATAGTGAGAAGGTATCAACATTTAAAATATTTGATGTTGAAGAATAAGATGGTTGTAATGTTTGACTTGTATATGGGTTTTGTGAAAATGTTGTAGTTGGAGTATTATATGAACCTTCCTTATGATTTGATTGAGCAACTCTAAAAGTAATTCTTGGGGATTGATTTGTTGTATTTTCTCCCAATCCAATTTGATCCATTGTTCCAATTACAGTTTCTTCAACTTGAAACACTCCAGAAATCATGTTTATTTCTAAAAGTTTTGGAACACAGTATTTTGTAACATCTTTACCATCAAAGAATGCATAAAGTTGTGTAAGTGGTTTTACTTTTTTGCTAATAAATTGAACATTGCGAGATCTCATAAACGCAATAATATCTCTACTTATAGACCTATCACCAACAGATGTTCTGTCAAACTGTTCAGTAACTGAAGTTCTAACACCCGATCTAGTTGATACTCCAGTGTCCCTTACCTCACGGAATGTATCTTCAATTACAGAATCAGTTAAGGTTCCACGTAGAGCAATAGACCTCCCACCTGGACCATTTCTAAATCCAGTTGTTTCATTTCTAGATCTTGTTACTTCAGTTATATCTTGACCGGTCCAATTATCAACCCAAGAATTCCACACGGTTGGGGCAAATCCTGTTTGTGGGTCTACATTTAAGGTTTTTGCTGCATTTGCAAGAGTTTCTGCATAATTACCTTCTGTATTAATAATTTTTGCTTCAAGTCTTACAGTATCAACCCAAGTATCAGATGCTGGAGTTAGTTCTAATGTGCCTTGCCAGAAACTAATTAGGAAAGGAGTAACACTTTCTGATCTGGTTGCAAAAGTTTGTGATAACCATTCTACTTCTGCATAATCCAAAGTAAGAATATCGCCAGTTCTTCTAACGTTAATTCCCTGAACTGCAGAAAATGCTAAATCATCTGCTGAATTTACATTTTCTACCGGACCAAAAGTTAAATCAATAGAATTTGTGTAGTGTTTTGGTCTTAACTCTTTATTTTTTGTATCAATACTATTTTTAATTTCAATTCCAGTTTCTTGTGCTAATAATGAAGTAAAATTGTCAACAAAGAATCCAGATTTAAATCTATTTAATCCACTTGAATCTGGAACAAAAAGATTTGCAGTGTTTGTTTCAAGTAAAGACAGTGAAGTGTAATATTCTAAATTTTTAATTCTATTTTCAAGTTGTTTAATGTCAACCATTCTATATCTTTTATGTTCCAAAAATTGAAGAGTTGCTTGTGATGTTGAATATAGATATGGTGGGAGACCAATAGTAGCCATTTCAAGAGCATCATCCACAGAAACTGGTAGTTCAGGTCTTTCTGCAGGAGTTCCATATTTTACTTGAAACTTTCCATCTTTTGTAAGATAAATTCTATCTATTCTTCCCAAGTAAAAAGAAAAATTGGTTAAAATTGTTTCATCTGATGCGAGTGGATTTGCTGCAGAATTTCCTGATGAATTGAAAGTTCTCCCATGAAATTCAAGTGGTGATCTTGCATTTTCAGAAACTGTATAAGAAGAAACCCTTGGTCTGATATCAATAATATCAGATACACTATTATTACCAATAGTTGATAAATCAAGTGCATAATTAAATGTGTTATATGAATTTACTGTTGTAATATCACCATCATCAGAAGAATCATAAAATCCATTAGAAAAATAAACTATTATTTTTTTATTTGGTTCTACAGCATTTGATTTTCTAGTAACAAATCCATAATCATAAAACGTTTCTTCTTGTCCTCTAGAAAAAGTATAATTAGATGAAATATTAAAACTAGGTGAATCTAAAATAGTAATAACTGCTTGAATATTAGACTCTACAAAATTTACAGTTTGTCCTTCTTTAAAAACATTTTGATTTTTATAAACAAAACTTATTTGTGACGCAGTTAATTTTTCTGCAACAATGCCAATAACATTTCCACCTTGTGTTACAATTTCCTCTCCAATTATTAAATCAGATGTTGTATTGGTTGGTCCACTAATTGATGAAAGGACCATTTTTGGTGCAGAGGGATTTGCAGTATCTGCCGATTCCAAGATACTATGAATTTCAATAATATCAGGTGTATTTAATGAAATAATTTTATCTTGTACTCTAGTTCCAAAAGCATAGTTTCCATATTCAAGACCATCATTTAATGTTGTTCCACCAATTCCAGAACCAACATATTTTGATTTATCAATTATAATACTATTAACTCTATTTTTTCTTTTTTCTTTTGCTTTTGGTTTAGTTTTTCTTAGAGTTGTTACTAATGTTGCTCCAGTGTCATTGGAACCTAAGTTAAAAATTTGAAGTTGTGCTCCACCACTAATAAACGCAAATCTATCTGAAGTTAGTAACTCCGTAGATCCATCAGATCTAATTAACGAATATCTTTCTTCATCAAAAGGTAAGAATGTTTCATTTGTTCCTGCTACCACTGCAGCAGAAAGTTGATTTGATGCAATGTTAACAGTAAAAGATTTTCTAATAGATAAAACAGCATTTGTTAAATCCACTGAAGAAATATTATTTTTTGGAAGTTTTGTATATAAAGTATTATCTGATGAAGATTCTAAACTAGTTGTTAATACTTTAAGATCTGTAACTTCTAATGTTGTAGTTGGTAATTTCCCTTGAGCAACTCCAGTGACAGTAGTAACCCCCGTGATAGTGATTGCATTAGATTCTACACTAACAACTTTTGCAAAAACTGGATCTGTTAATGAAGTATCACTGTATGAAATTAAATTATCTTTCTTAACAATATTTCCAGGAAATAAAATATTGGGACTTGTAATAGTACTAATTCCAGAAATCTCGGTTGAAATTGTAGCGATCCCCACGTTAAATTTTAATGATTGAATGGCATCGGCAGAAAATGTAGATCCTGCTCCTACTTGACCATAAACTGACTTAACATCAGAAATACCATATGATGTAATTGCAGTTGCTACTCTACTGCTTGAAATTCCACTAAAAACTAATGATTCATTTTTTATAAAATTGCCACTTGTATCATATAAAGTAATTAAATTGCTCGCAGAAACTGCATCTTTAAGAAATGCACTTGCCCCACTATTTTGTCCTTCAACAAAAGTTGGAACTGACAATGTAATAGGTTCATTCAAACTAATTTCAACTGTAGTCTGAACATCATATAAAGAAATGTCCCATTCGTTTAAGTTTGTATTTGAAGTACTATAAGATCCAGATTCTAATCTAAAATCATATACTCTAGCAACACCAATTTCTTTGCCTGGTGCAGTAGTTTGAGATGTACCAACTCTTTCATTTCTTAAACTTAATACATATGTATTTCCAATTCCAATTGTAGGGGATCCAAAAACTCTATTCAAAGATAGTGTGGGTCCTGTGTTATACTCAATCGATTGATTTTCTAGAGTTTTAACAGTTCTTGGTTTTTCTACATCTAAAAATGTTGAACTAATAGTTTCTACTTCATATCCCCTAACAAAAGCCTTACCCGGTGATATTTGATAAATTGCTAAACTGTCAGATGGAGTTGAACCACCGTAAGTAAATTGTCCAACATTAAAAATACCATTATTCCCTTTATTATTATTTAAAGATTCTTTTACTGAAACATCAAATGGAGTGATAACATAATCTCCCGATTCATTATAAGTTCTTCTTGCAAGTTCATCTGCGATTACACTATATGCAGTTGTTGTTTTTTGAGATCTTAAAACACCGTCACTTATAGTTGCTAATTCTATAAAATTGTTATCATCATAATCATTTAAACTTTTTTTAAATAATGATACTGAAATTTTTAACCTATCAGCACCAGGTGCTGCATAATTATTGAATCCTTGTGAGTTATCATTCAATGATTCATCAATATCTGAGTTAATGATTTGTTCATTTACAAATAACCCAACTCTATAGTTGGGTCTATTATTATATTGATCAAGAATCAAAGTTTCTGTCTTGACATTTACGAAATTTCCATGAATAAAATAAATGCCATCTGTAATGTTAAAAGCAGATCCAATTGCAGTAGAATTGTTTGCAATAGTTACTGCAAAGGGTTGTCCGGCAGCAATGGAAGAATTTCCTAAAAGACCTGAAGCAATTGTCGTGTTTGAAACTAGTGATTCTCCATCAGAAAATACTTGAGTTGCATTATTCTGAGTGCTTGAATTTAAGTAATTAATATAAAGAGTCAGATTTCCTCTTTCAGAATCTCTTGAAAAAAGAACTTTATCTACAACTGCAGATACACCAGAAGTTTGTCCAGTAATTTTAGTTCCTATGAGTTGACTTACATATGCCTCAACAGGAACCCCTAAAAAAGTATTTTGTAGTTGAACACAATAATATAATTGTGTATATCCAGTATTTCCTGGTATTACCTTAGCACCTTCTTTAAAAAAATGTTGACCAAATTTGTTAATTTGATTTTGAAGAATTGACTGAAGAGTTGTTAGTTCCCGTGCCTGAACAGGAGCTCCTGGTTTGAAGAGAACTTTATGATAGTCATTATTTGCATTGAAATCATCAAAATATGGTGCTACGTTGAGATTAATTTGCTGAGACATAATTTGTTAGAACTGCAAAATGACTTTAATATCTTCTTTTTGATTTGATGACCTTGTAATTGATGGTCTATTGTCTACGTAAATAATATTTCCAGAGTATTTTTTTGCCTCTGGATTTGCAAGACCACTCGTAAAAGACTGTCCAAGGTAATATGTTCTATTATTTATCACGGTAGATATACCTGTGAAGGAAGTGTCAATTCCCAAATTTACTGATCCACCAACGATTGAAACACTTCCACCACTACTAGGAGCACTTGTAAATTCGACTTGATCAAATCCATATGTTGGATTTGTTATTGCAACTCCAACTGTCGAAAATCCTGAATTAGATCTATCTTGCCAATATTTTAAAACGCCAGTTACTTGATCATAACTAATGACTTTACCAACAGCAGTAACTGCCGTAGACACCGTTTGAGTAATAAGTGAGTCTGCAGTATAAATTGCAGAATTAACTCCAGTACCAGTTAATTTAAGTGCATAAACAGCACTTGCTTTGTCTAATGTCAAAATTTGAGTTGAACCAAATGATTTTGGATTTTCAACAACTCCAACTCTTGCAATTTGATTTCCAGTAATAAAATCTGGGTTTTGGATATCATTTTCAATTCTAGAGTACATCAGAACATTATATGCGCCCAGTTCTCTATAGATATCTGCTCCGTGCCCCCCTTTAGGTGATATGATTACGTTAAATGCTGGTAGAGTGGTTCCAGTGGGAACATTTCCTGCAACTAAATCAACAGTACCAAATGTATATCCAGAACCTTGATTAGATATCGTAACTGATTCAATTTTTTGATCATTATTTACAACAATTGTACACTCTGCTCCAGTGCCATCTCCACGAATAGGAACTCTTGTATAAGTTCTATTAGCAGTCCCCACAGAGACCCCTCTATTTGTTATAGTTGCAATCTTAATAGATCCATCAACTGCATTATTTCTAACTGATGCATTATCGGTGCTTGTTTCCCAATTTATAGGAACCGGCATAAAATCGGTGGATTCAAATTTAATAATATCTGTTGGTTTAATTGTATAAAGATATTTCCAAATATATCCATCACCACTAGTTCCTGCTGCTCTTGGTTCTAGATCTGTGAATAATGGTTCATCTAATGAAGGTCTTCCATTTAAATTATCAGGATCTGTTCCGTTCTGCAAACAAATATAAACTCTATAATCACTATTCAAAACGTAATATGATGCTGAATATAAATTAGTTGCACCAGAAACCTTTGCAGTATTTGATCTACTGTAGTCGTGACGATACATATCAAAAGTTGTACCAGTTGACCAAAAACGCTTCTGAACTACTTGTCTTATGTCACTTGCATTTATTTTTTTTAATGCAATCATAGTATCCCAATAATTATTCTCTTCATCAAAACTGTCTCTAGGTGATGGGGGATTAGTGTCCCAGTCACTTTGAATATCAGTAGGATTTGGTAGACCAATAAAAGAATAGTAAGAATTTGTTGAAGAACTTACTCCTGCAACAAAATTCTTTGCATTTAATATTCTAATTTGGTCGGTTATGATTGCTGCCATTTTATGATAACTTTTTTATTATTTATTAGTGATTTAAAGATGATTTTTAATTTGAACTGATAGGGATCCAGTATTCACCACAGCATTGTCACTTTCCTTGTTTATTGCAAAATCAACATGAGTCGTGGATCTAGCAATACCAACATAAGAAGCAAAACCTTGATCCATTGCATGTGATAATACAAAATAGTCATTACTATTAGTATAAGTGCTCGCAAAACTTACACGATAGTTTCCACTGGATTGTTGAGATACGGTCACACCAGAGGTTCCTCTCCATGTTGGTGAGGTTCCTAATCCAATCTCACCATACTTATCTCCTGGTGGTTGAACATAAGATGAAAGTGTTCCAGTGGTTGGGAGAGCAGTGATTGATGGTACAAAAACTTGAGTATTAGTATTACCAACGGATACATATCTTTCATCGGTTGTTATTCTTAAGTCATCAAAGTGTGCATC